ACACCAGCACGAACGCCGTGATGTCCGTGGTGGAGGACAAGTCCAGCCCGCCGTAGCAGACGCGCCCCTCCAGGCCGTCCTCGGAAACGGGGAAGGCGCAGGCATCCCATTTATCCATGGGCATCCACCGCACCGCCTGTTTCACCCACTGGTTCAGCCGGAGCTGCCGGAAGCTGTTCTCCTCGCCGGGGTTCTGCTTTGCTGACTCGCAGGCGGCCTCCACCTTGTCAATCCCCACCGTGATGTTTAAAGAGGGATTGGCTTTCTTCCACACCTTGGGGTCCGTCCAGTCGTCCGCCTCATCCGCGCCGTAGATGACAGGGTAAAAGGTCGGGTCAATCTTCCGCCCCTCTAAAATATCCTTTGCCTTCTGGTGCGTCTCGTAGCAGATGGAATGGGTGTCCGTCCCCGCCGTGGTGATAAGGAAATACAGCGGCTGCATCCTGGCGTCCCCGGAGCCTTTGGTCATGACGTCAAATAATTTCCGGTTCGGCTGCGTGTGCAGCTCGTCAAACACCACGCCGTGGATGTTGAAGCCGTGCTTGGAATACGCCTCCGCCGAAAGCACCTGGTAGAAGGAATTGGTGGGCGTGTAGATGATCCGCTTCTGCGAGGCGAGTATCTTCACCCGCTTGGAAAGCGCAGGGCACATCCGCACCATATCTGCCGCCACGTCAAAGACGATGGTGGCCTGCTGCCGGTCGGCGGCGCACCCGTACACCTCGGCGCGTTCCTCCCCGTCCCCGCAGGTAAGGAGCAGCGCCACAGCGGCGGCAAGCTCCGACTTGCCCTGCTTCTTCGGGATCTCAACATATGCTGTGTTGAACTGGCGGTAGCCGTTCGGTTTCAGAGTGCCGAAAATGTCACGGATGATCTGCTCCTGCCAGTCAATCAGCTCAAAGGGCTTCCCTGCCCATGTCCCCTTGGTGTGGCAGAGGCTCTCGATGAACATCACGGCAAAATCGGCAGCGTCCTTATCATAGCGGCTGTCCTTCGCCTTAAATTTTGTTGGCCTGTATTTTTTCAGCTTCCGCATCGCCATCGGCATCACCTCCAGAAGATGGCATAAAAATTGGCCTGCCTATGGCAAGCCCCAATCTATCGGTACAAGATACAGAGCCTTCCGGCTCCGTTCTTGTAATGCTCTGTTTTTCGTTTACTGCTGCATCGCCCAGGCGATTGCGTGGCCGTCATCCTCGAACTCGGCTCCGCTTGCCGCCCGGAGTCCGATGGCTCCTTCGCAGGTGTGGTCGTCACCCAGGAATTCGTAAGCCGCCCCGAAGTAGCAGGGCTTGTTCGGGCCGTTGAAAAAGTACCCGGCGATGACCACCCTGTCTCCAAAGGTCAGCAGCTTGCTCCATCTGCACTCCAAATCTTCCGGCGTGGTGGGGTTCGGCAGTCTGTAAATCCTCATTGCATCGTTGATCTTCATGGTCTGTGTCCTCCGTTTTCTTTTTTTGTTTTCCCTTTCGGTAGTACACATATTCGCTCTAAATGCCGATAATTGCAAGCAAATCCGGAGCATAAAGTACACAAATATCTGCTGGGGAAACTGTGTATATCTGCCACGGGCAAAAGAGCCTTCCGGCCCGGCTGCCCTGCGGAAAACCCGCCTGGATGCTATTGGAACGGAAGCTCCACCGACTCTTCCATCTCTCTTTTCCACTCCGCATATTCCTCGTCGGTGACTTCCGCCGCCCCGGTGCAGACCGGGCATTCCTGTCCAAGCTCCCTGTCCGACGGTGCCTCCGCCCCAGGCTCATACTGGTTCGGCTCCTCCCACTGCCTCCGGGCCTTTTCATTTGCCTGCCGGATCGCCGTCTCCTCATCGGGGGCCTGCTCCATGTCGTTCCACCATTCCGGCTCGCAGGGCCAGCCTTCCGCATTAAAATCCGTACCCGGAACCACCAGCCATACTTTATACCATTTCATCCCTGCCATAAAAAAATCCTCCTTCGCCCCGCACTGCCCTGCGGATGTATTTTTTGCCTTCCAGTTTTTTCCGGGGCTTCCGGCCTGCCGGTTTTCCTTCCCGGCAGGCCGCCCCGTGCCTTACGCTTCTTCCGCCGCCATCTGGATCGCCGGGATGACCGCCCGCTCCTGGGTCTGGAAGTCCGTGTAGTTCGCCTTCACTTCGGTCAGCCCCGCCATCTGGAAGCCATGCTTTGCAAATTCCGCAAGCGTCGGGATCAGGCTGGAAAAGGTGCTGCTGATGGTGAACTCGGTGATGCCGTTCTCCTTCAGCGTTTCCGTGATCTCCCCGACCTCGCTGTCCCAGATGGCCTCGCCGAAGTCTATCCTGTCGTTGCCCGCCGTGATGCTGTTGCGGTATGCCCAGAACAGTGTCGGGTTGATCCCCCATTCCTTAAGGCTTGCTGCTTTCTCTGCGATGGCCTTCTCAAAAAGTTCGATCTTCTTCATGGTGTGTACCTCCGTTTTGTTTTTTTGTTTTCCCTTTCGGTAGTACACATATTCGCTCTAAAAGCACATATTATCAAGTTATTTACGGGCATAAACTGTACAAATATCCGCGCCGGGAATTGTGTAGTTTATGGCGCCTGATCCCCGCCAAGCTCCCGGCGGATCACGTGTTTGGAGTGCTGCCGCTCCGACTTTTTGAACGGCCGCTTGTAGCGCCTCCGCCTCTGCCCGCGCCTTTTTCCGGACGCGGGCATGGCGATCCCGGTGTGCATCTCATCCCCGTACTGGTGGTCCTCGATCCACCGGAGGTTCCTGCCATATGCCTTCATCCTTCGCCGCCCCCTTCCGCGCATCTGTGGATGGCTGCAAGGATGGCATCCTGCTCCTTTTCATCCACACCGATGCTTTCAAGCGCCTGCCGCGTTCCGCAGTCAGGACATATGGGTGTCCTTCCATCCTCCCGCGAGACTGCCGGCCTCCCGCGGTAAGCCTGCCCGCACCTGGGGCATACCCTCTTTTTCCTGTCCGTGTGTTTCATTCCGCATCTGCCTCCCTTCCAAGCGCCGCCTCCCTGCTGCGGAACATCCGCCCTGCGGATGCGCGGCACTGGCTCCCATTCCTGTTCTGCAGGCAGAAGTACCTCCCGTCAAACGCCCGCACGGTGTATGCGCCGGTGCAGCCGTTCTTCCGGTTCGTCACCAGGAAGCAGGCGTCCCCCGCCTTCCACCCGCCCGGAAATTCCCGCGCCTCCCCCGCCGCGCTGTCGGCATATGCCCGTTCCAGGAACGCCTCGTCAAAACCGAAGCTCCGGTAGCCCTGTCTGCAGGTCTCCATGTAGGATCGGCTCGGCAGCCCCAGCGGGCGGTCCTCATGCATGATGTAGACGAACACCCTGCGCCTGCGGACCTTGCCGGTCTTAATCCCCTTGAGCGGCAGCTCCATCTCCTTTTTGTAGTAGAATGTTGGGAAGCCCTCGTAGCGGTCCAGGACCACCTCGTTCTCCGCGCTCACCTCCCAGGCCGCCACGGGGACACGCGCGCCCTCCTGCGGCTCGATGGTGAGGTAGGAGCCGGTCCTGCTGCCTTTGAACAGCAGCCGGTAGCCTTCAATCACCGAAGTGCCGATGATCCTCGCCCCAGGGCAGCGCATCCGCATCTGGGGGATGTTTAAATTGGAGCCGTATGCGATGTAGTATCTTTTTTCCATTGTGTCTTCCTTCCTTTCCGAAGGGCCTACCCTTCTACTGCCTTAAGGCCGCTTTTTGCGGCTTGGGTAAGGCGGCAGGAGGCTGGGTCCTGCGGTTTATCTCCCGTTTCGGAAGGATGCGTCCCCGCTTAAGCGGCGGGTGAGGACCTCCCTCGCGGTCTTGAATTCGTCCCCGATGAAGCCGAGCCGGAGGAGCCAGGTCCTCATGGCGTATTTGGGGTTCTCATGCTGCTGCGGCTTCGGGCTTGCGCTCTTCACTTCCTTCGCCATCTGGCTGAGCAGGAGGCAGAACTGGATGTACCCCTTGAGCTGCCCTGCGTGGAGGCCGTTGCGCTTCCCGTCTGCCGGGGCGTCGAACTGGAAGAGCCGGAACTCGACTGTGGCCTTCGTGAAGGTCGCATGGTAGTTGAGCATATGGTACCGGCTGTCGTTGTAGTGGGCGCTGCGGTTGTAGCCCGCGCCGTGGCTTGCGTACCAGATGTCCGCGAGCTGCGCCATGGTCTGCGGCTTCTTTTTGTTGAGCTGCTCCAGGAAGCGCGGGTCAACCGTGCGGCAGTAGCGGCTCATCCTGCCCCGGTCAAGGTCGAGTGCTTCCGCGATCAGGCCCTCATGGCCCGCCATGATGTTGGCGAGGTTTCTCAGGCTCTGCGGCGTGTGGCCTTTTGCCCCGATGTGGATGTGTACCCCGCAGCCCCTCCCCGCGTCGCTCTTCGCGCCGGCGTGCCGGAGCTGCCGGACAAGTTCCTGCAGGGTTTCAATGTCCGCGTAGGTGAGGACCGGCGTCACCAGCTCGCATTTTTCGCTGTCCGGCCCCGCGATGCTGACGTCCCTCTGGAATTTCCATTCCCTGCCGTCGGCGTCCCAGGCGCTCCAGGTGCAGTAGCCGTTCCGACCTGCTGTGTCTTTGTACCGCCCTGTTCCGAAAAAGTCTGCCGCGGCCTTCGCCGCTCTGCTCCTCGTGATGCCGTTCATCTCTATCTCCACCCCGATGGTCTGTTTCTTTGCTTCCGCTATCTGCCTTGCCATTTTTTCGTTCATCCCTTTTACCTCCGTTTTGTGTGTTTTCCCTTTCGGTAGTACACATATTCGCTCTAAAAGGGGATAATAGCAAGTCAATTACTGGCATAAAGTACACAAGGTTTGCCACCGGATTTTGTGTAGTTTATGGCTCCCGGCCGCTATATTTTGCGGACTTCGTCCTCGCCGTAGATCACATGGAGGTGCGAACCGTTGTTCCAGCGGACCATCAGGCTCGCCGTGTCGTCCACACCTTCCACCACGCCCTCCGTCCCGGCTGGCGGGGCCTGGCAGTCGTCCATCCTGACCAGGGCCACCCGCGTCCCCGCAGGGTACTCCCTGCGGACGCGCTCTACAATCTCCCTACTCGGAAATGTCATTGTCTGCCGCCCCCTTCCTCGCCCCGCTCTTGAAGCTGCCGTTGCCGGAAAGGTTCTTCAGCAGGACCTTCCGCTCGCCCTTGTATTCCTCCCCGATGAAGCCGAGCCGGAGCAGGAAGCACCGGAAGGCGTATTTCTCGTTGTCCGCCGGCCGTTCCTTCGCCGTGACGCGCTTCTGCTTCCGCGCCATGTCGCAGAGGGCGGTGATGAAGTGCGTGTATGCCTTTGCCGAATCCCCGTCCTGTCCGTCCGCGAACCAGGGGAAGGAGACCTTCTCCGCATCCGCCTCCACCGGGAGGCTCTCCACCGCCAGCGCCTTTTTGATCAGGGCGGCCTTGGCCTCCACCAGCCTGTGCAGGTTCTCCAGGGCGGCATCCGTGAAGGACTCCCTCGGCAGCGACACCGCAAGCCCGATGCCCGCCTCCTGCGGTTCTGCCTGGGCGGTTTCTTCCCCTGCCGCCGTCTCCGGCGCATCTGTGGCCGGTTCCCCCGTGGTTTCTTCTGCGGCTGCTCCCGCTTCTTCTGTAGAATCTTCCGGCTCTGCCGTGAAGCCTGCCTGTGCCAGCCCTGCCAGGACCTTTTCCACCAGTTCCTCACTGCTGCGCTCATCCCAGGCCAGCGTCCCTTCTTTGCTGACCGTAAAATTGCTGATGGCGTATGCGCAGGTCGGCATCCTCATGTAGACCGCCTTCATCCCGACAATCCCGGAAATAACCTTTACCATCTCTTTCCTGCGTTCCCCTGTTGCGTTGAATCTTCTTTCCATGCTGTTTGCCCTCCTTTTTTTGTGGTACTACATTAATCACTCAAAGTGGTAAAAATAGCAAGGGAAACTGCAGGAAAAATGTTACAATAAAAAGTCCGGGAACTGGGCGTAGTACACAATGCCCGCAAGCACGAAATAGGCGTTCGGCAGCGCGATGCCGTTCCCCCACATTTTGTATTCGGCACTATCCGAGTGGGGGTTTTTCAGCCATTTCACTATCTGCCTGTCGGTCTTCGGCTTTTTGGAAGTCCCCATGATCTTCCGGTGGGTCTCAAAGACCTCCCGCCAGAACGCCAGCTCATCCTCTGTGGGGTCCTCCGTGCCAAGGCCGTCACACCACCAGTCCGGGAAGCCCTGCAGCCTCGCGCATTCTGTAGGCGTCAGCCTCCTCACGATGTAGTCCGGCTCCTCCTTCAGATCGTTGATGACGGGCGGGTCCTTATAATCAGTAGCCACCAGCGTGTTCGCCAGCTCCCTCTCCGCCCGCGTGAAATGGGAATTCTTGCTCGTGCAGTAGGTCGGCTGCGCCACGGCGTGGCGGTCCGTTGCATCCAGCGTGAAAGAAACATCCTTATTGATGCCGCTGCCCTGCGGCCCGTTTTTGTCGTCCCGCCCGATCATGGAGCCCTGGAGGACGAAAGTCTGCATCTGCATGTTCCGGGTCGCCATCAATGCCCCGGACTTCCCGTGCAGGTCGATGACTTCGTCCCTCTGGTTGATGTGGAACGCCGACATCCCCTCCGGCTCCACCACGGCGATCCCTCCCTGGTTCGATGAGGGATTGCCGCAGTTGCAGTCCAGCGTCCGGGCAGTTGCCGCCTCGTAAAATCCACTGTGGGGATTGTCGGACTTCATGGCGTTGCTCTCCTTGGAGCAGATGCCGTAAGCCTGCACTGGCACGAACACCGTCTGGTCGTTATTGCAGGAGAGCGTCGCCGATTTATCCTCCTGGACTAAAATGCCCTTGCCCCTGCCGGATTTTCCAGCCCTCACCTTCATGGTCTTGGGTGTGTCCGGCTCCGCCACAAAAGGCTGGTTGTTCCCGCCCATCCCGTAGGTGGCGCTGACTGTAGGCGCGGTTTCCAGCGGCCCCGTGTAGCGCGTGTCCTGCGAATGGTTCTCAAACATTACCGCCGCAGGCACCGTCCCGGCGCGGAGCGTAGGCGAGGTTTCCTCTTCATAGCCGATGCCCCGCGCCTGTGCGGAATGCTCCGTGCAGAAGCCTGCCGCATCCAAAACACACGGCGGGTGGTGCGCCTCCGCCCGCAGGGTGCAGGCAGCGTCCTCCATCACGCCCATCCTCTGCCCGCCCTGGTCGCAGAGGCAGGCCACTACTCCCCGGACGCCGCCTG